GATTTGCACTCCTGTCCAGAACTACTTTCGATTAACTTCATACGATCGTAATGTATATTTAGGCGACCTAATTCTCAACCGCCCACATATGGATTATACAGTAGATGCCACTACTAATCCACTCTTTCTTTCGTAGAGATCCCGAAAATACATCAGTCTCTTTACATGAGTATTTCTGCGCTCAACAAACACCTGAGGCTCCTCGTCATCAACTGCAATCGCTACAACGGTTTGAGCAACCGGTATCTTAAACTGTTCTTCAAACATAATAGCATAGGCAGAACATTGCATGAAATAATTCTCGATATCTTCTTTATTTTTAAGCCTTTTAGCTGTTTTAAAGTCAATAACTGATAGAACTCCATCGAATTCAGCTACACAATCCACTGTACCAGCAATACGCAAATGATCGGAGTACATTCGTAGCTCTTGAGCATATACGTTATTAATACGATGAAGAGTAGGTTTAAATTTATTAAACAACTCCTGATCTAAAGGACTCTTAAATGCAGGTACCTTATTATCAATATACTGCTCACACAATGTATGAATTCTTGTACCACGACCAGACGCCTTTTGTGATATTTTATTAGCTACCTCTTCACCAACCCGCTTACGCCACTCCATAATATAACCTATGTTGTAGGCGGCAAGCACCGTTGTGATGGAAGGATACTTATTACCTTCCGGGGTAACGTAATAACGAGTACCGTTTTCGTTTAGTTGTTGTAGTTTGGGGACTTCACGGTCAAGCTTTACATGATTAAACATATGTTATTTTAATGGTTTCCTGACAAAACTTCAACTGCATGGGCGTAATGTTTCTTACGGTCTTCTAAGCCAATAGTACCACCGTTAATCTTTTTAGTCATCGTAACAAAGTCACCTGAGTCGGCGTACTGGTTAAGATTGTTCTTATGCCAAAACCAACACGCAGAATGAATTGCGTAATACGAATCTAAAAGAATGTCGGGATTTTCTAGTAACGTATCATCCTGAAACATAAACTTTGAGCAACTACCGTAGTTATCTTTTCCTGTTAGTTGAAGAAGACCGCGACCACGATACTTCCAGCCGTCTCCGGATGACTCAGTACCGTTACCCATCCTACCGCCGTATGATTTATTGGCAATAAGTTCAGGTTTACCGGCATATTGTTCTGCTATACCAGCTGGGTAACGCTGAGGCCATATCTTGGTTAACGTTGCAGCCTTATAGTTAAGGTTTTCCTCCAGGGTAGAGAAACCCCCAGACTCATGAGCACACTGTGCAATGAAAGCTGCTACCCGGGGTATCGTGGTAATACCATATTGAGGTAAAGCTTCGTACATGCTTTCATACCAATCATCAGGACCCCCCAATGCACGTGGTACTAGTTCTCTTACATGATTTTCTGTAAAATCAAAATCAAAGCTCATTTAATTCTCCCTATCTTCGTATCTTATCTTAGCTAATATATAGTCTTTTACTAAAGAGCTTCTCACAATATCATCGGCTTCGAATTCTATTTTTGTAAAGGCTGCCATGTGGTATGCAATATCAAAAAACTTCAATATACCGCTAACATCGTTTCTCTTCTTATTTAGGTCAGTTTGTCTATAGTCTCCGCACCAAATAATCTTTGACCTATAACCAACCCGTGTCATGACGGTATCAATTTCTTCAAACGTCATATTTTGCATCTCATCGACTATAATAATCGCATCATCAAATGACATACCGCGAATAAAAGAAGTAGATATAAACTCTATGTGACCTTGTTCTGCTAATCTATCGTAAGCGTCTTTTCGATCAAATAACGTGTGACAAATTTGTCGATAAGGTTGTTGATATATATCAAGCTTCTCATCGATGTCGCCAGGAAGGTGACCCATCTCCCTAGACTGTACAGCCGACCTTACTATAATAATTTTATTAAAGGGATTATTTTTATCTAATACCTCTTCTAGTGCCTTGTATACGGCAATGAACGTTTTACCTGTTCCGGCAACTCCGTGGAGCGCCATAAAGTAATCGCCTCTTTTATAAGCATCATAAAATAGTTTTTGATTATCTGTTAGTGGTGTAAATGTTTTTAAATGATCGATCTTTAATCTAAGCGCATTTGAAGTCTGGATTCTTGAACTTGTTTGTCTCTCCTCAGTATCGTGAACGATAGCAAGTTTAGCAGCTCTTTTAGTAGACATGTTTCCCCTTTAGAAATAAAAAAAGGACTACAGTATTACCTGTAATCCTTACACTAGTTTATATAACGAAGATACCCAGAATTATTTTCTAGATAGTTTATCCGACAAGTTACTTCTATAATTTGCGGCATGAATCTTGGACAAAACTTCATTAAAGCCTTGATCAGGTTTTTTAATACCTAATCTAACTGAATCACCCATGGCAGGGGCGCCCATGATGACCTCAAGATTAGGGTTCTCTTTTAAGTATTCTTCACGAGAATTCCATGACATAATCTTATCAAAAATCTCTTCACTATCTTTATTACGAAATGTATATGTTGGCATATTTTTATTTATACAAACCAGGTTGGCGTCTCTCTGTTTTTCCACGATGCAAAAGACTTCTTATCACCAATATAAAAGTTACGATAACTTTGAATAACATTAGGTGCTTTGTATTCATCTGGCATGGCAGGGGTAGGATCAGATAACCATCCTTTATAAGGAATATTTTCAGGTAATCGACTAAAGATCTCTTTCATTCTTTCTGCAGAATGCTTTTTACTGTAACGGTGTGTATATTCGGACAGCATTTCAAGCCATAGACTATACAACCAGATGTAATGATTGGAAGACTGCCTTACCCATATACCAGAAGGGTGGTTAAAATGTGACGCTTTCCATACTACTTCTTCTCTAGAATCTGGTAGTAGCCATCTCTGAATATTACGGTTATTTTTAGTTTTACCGTAATAAGGCTGGCCATCTAGAACACGATGAGCTGTAGACATTAGCTGACCGTATTCTAGAATCATTTTAACAACATGTTTATCTACATGTTGTTGAGCGCATTCAGATGGATTGTTGCTCAAATAAAATATGTTCACAGGGATATACCTCAAAAGTTACATTAGGATTATCTGCTAATATTTTACTTTTAGCAACTTCTATTTCTTCTAACGTAAGGTAAACGCCAACATGAGAGGTCTTTTTAAGTCGGTTCATTTTATCCCGTACCTGCATCTCTAAATTATAAACTGTATGCATTTTATTTAATAACACCTAAACTGGTTTCCCCAGTTAGCTGTTCATACATAGTTTCAAATTCTTCGTTTTCAGCTACTTCTCTAGAGAAGTTTTGCTTATGATAAACCTTAGCAAGTTTACGAAACGTTTTCTTACTCATTTCGTATTCTTCACAGATATTATTAATAGCTTCTTTAATAAAGGTTCGCTCACCCTCAGTCCGTGCCATGGATGCTGAAAGCTCATCCATACACTTCTTGATAGCTTTACGTGCGGCGGGATCAGAAGGAAGACTCATTTTATACCTCAAGTAATTTAAATTCAAAATTATCAGCGCATGCCTCATGGTTGATGTAACCGCGAGGGTTACAAACAATACGAGTTGAACCAATCATATAGTCATAAGGGTCATGTGTGTGTCCGTGTGTCCATAGTTTAATCTGCGGTCTGTCTAAAATAAATTCCGACAGATCACTACTGTAAGCTCCGTTCATTAACGCTTCCCCTTTATAACGAGGATGAGTGGATGCTTTAGATGGTGAATGATGTCCAACAACTACAAACTTATTAGTCTTATCCTTCGTAGTTTCGTCAATAAAAGCAAGCATTGCTTTATGATCTTCAACAGTATCTTCCGGGCAGAAGATAGCAATCCTCTCATGGAATTTACCTTCATGATCTTTGAACGAAACTACTCTTGAACTATTTTTAATAATTCTAAAGTCGTTCATAACACCTTTAATTGAATACAGGGTATGCGGGTCTTCCTTATTCATATCAGTCCAAAGAGTACCACCAACGAATGTTATGTCATCGATCGTAATACTTTCTTTATCCATGAAATGAATATTAGGGAACTCTTTTAGAACCGACCGTAGAGTATTAGCTGACGTTGCAAAGTCACCATGATAGTGCTCATGGTTACCCATTATGTAGAGCACATGCTTAAAGCTGGTTGAACATTGTTCAAAGAACGTCATGTAGCGCTGTGCTTTTTCTGCAGGGGGAATGATACCACCGGGGCTCCAGCCCCTCAGATCAGTTGCAGTAACAATATCGCCAGAGAGGATCAGTACATCAGCATTATATGCATTAGTAACTTCGAGTTGACCAAACTCAATATGCAGGTCTGAACCAAGTAAGATTTTCATCCACGTCTCATTTGCGATACTTCTTTCGCATTTTCTTCAGTAAAAATAGGTACTAGGTTAGACTTATGCATAGCAGCAATGCCTAGCATCTTATCACCAGTATACGTATATTTTCTTACTCCAGTAGTAACCGCACCGCTATGACCCGTATCTCGACTAGGATACCGAATCGTCTCACGTACAAAAGGAGTATAGACAGTCCCAGGTAATTTTATCATATTAGTAGGTTTTTTCTTCTTAGTCTTACCAGTATGATCAATACCATACTTAGCACACCAAGCAGCATACTGCTCGCGCTCAGCTTTAGGCATAGCCTTAGGCTTAACTTTAGATTTAGTATTCGAATAGATCATAATATATTATAACATAACTAGAGAATAAATCAACTCTTACGGGGTTGACGTAACCTTACCTGCTTTACATTATAAAATCTCTCTGGTTCAGGTAAGTCATTACTTACTGACCATGGATGTGGTTTAGGTTTTTTGAAACGCTTAAGTAACGATACCCAAAGAGATTTTAAGCTAAAGGGGATTTTTCTTTCTTCACCTCTACCGGTTTTGGCGTCAGCGCTCGAGGAAACGCCTCTCTAACCATATCTTCTTTTAGAGTCTTATACTTTGTATGTAACTTACGGTCTTTTGCCAGACATAAAGCCTCTGCCTCCGTCCAGTGAATACCTTCTAGCATATTTACGAACAAAGATTCTTTTTTAAGCTTAGGAAGATTAGTCTTAGGGTCTAACCAAACGTAGAAGCGTCTGAGTTCTAACTGAAGAGAGGATTCGTTATATCCAATTGGCTTATCTGTATCTTTCCTGAATGGAGGCTCTCCCTCAGGTAGATCCATCTTTAGCATATGATCATAGTTTAAGCGAAGTAAAACAAGTAGTGGATCAGTTACGTTGTTCTTTAAGACTGCAATCTTTTCCTCTCGGGTCTTAGCTACTTCAAATTTATCTAAAATTTCGGATACTAGTAAGTTCATCAAAACTCCTGAATGTGTTCAATCATCTGTTTCATTCTATTAGCCATAAAATAGTCAAGCAACAGGCTTCTATCCTTAACGGGATATGTCGTAAAGGTATTTATAACCTCTTCCTGAATATATTTAGGAATCATAGCAAGATCTACTAAAGTGGCATTACGATGATAATTACGTCTCTCTTCTTCAGTCTTACAAGCAATAAAACCGTCATCAAAGAATTCTTGAAGTCGTTTCGATGTAATAGACTTCTGTCTTTCACCACTTACCAACGCATCATCTGCCGTTAAGATATTAGGTACACCATCCCCTTTATCACCCTTAACAATATGCTCCATTAATATTTCATGAATACTATTTTCAGGCTTAATAAACTTCTTTAAAGTAGGAGAAAATTGCTTTACGTGCTGGTATTTCTGTAACTGATTAAAGTCATGGTCACCTGAGATAATAAGGAACGGTTTAGGTTCAGGTACCAAAGTACCTTCTTTAACATCATTCTCTAACGACCAGTAGACAAGAGTTGCAATTACATCATCTGCCTCTGCCCCTTCTATTTCAATAACCTTGTAAGGAAAGATAGCTTTAAGTTCTTCCTTAATTAAATTAATAGAGTCAAATATTAAGGGCCAATTAAAGCCAGAGTCTTCTCTAGCCTTCTTACGGTTGGCTTTATAGTAAGGAAACACCTCTTTGCGCCAGTACTTACGACTATCACAAGCAATAACTACCTCACCGTATTCTTTACCAAACTTAACCTTATGACTTCTAATGGTATTAATTACCATATGACGAAGTAAATTTACGTCAAGCTCAACATCGGTTCTATTACCAATCTCAGCCATCAGGTTCGAGATAATGGTCTGGCTATAATCAATTACAATCACTTAATAACTCTCACAATAATACATTCATCGTTGATACGACCTGTAACATCGTATCCTTTGGTTGTGAGATCGGAAAGAAGCTTACGCAACTTTACCTTACTGGCATCTAGTAGTATCTTAAGGAACGCTTCCGGGCGACGAATAGAACGACACTCACTCATATCCGGATCATAGTTCTGTAAGGTAGAACCTTTTACCTGAATGCCATGTACAGAATCTGAACGATAGGCAGCCAATCTCTTATACTTAACATTATATACCCATACCTGAGAGGCTCCAACCATCTCAGAAGGATTAACTGACTTGATACCTAATTCAGCATCTTCTTTTTTAAACTTAATCCTTGCAACCTGAACGGCAGGAGGCTTAGCTTTCGTAACTCTAGGTTTACGATTGGCTTTCTTAAACTGAGTATACTTCTCAAGATCTACAATAAAGGAACCAAACAGTTTAACAAGGTTAGCCTGCTGCCGACGACTAATGTTGGAATAACCTTCCTTAATATCTCTATCCGTAGTTTTATATACCTCTGTAAACTCTATACCGCGTTTACGAGCCCAGGTATCAATATCCTTACAATAAGGTTTAGGAATAGAGTTAGCCTGTAGATAGTTATAGAGATCGAATTCTTTATCTTCCGTAAGAAAAGCATCTACCTGACCTTCTAGTTCTCCGATTACTTCTGCAATTTTATCTTGCATATAATCCTGAACGGAGGGTCGCGGTGCTTTTTCTACTACTTTAACTACAACTTTTGTAGTTGGTAAAGTCATAATGTACTTGTCTAGTTTTTCTGTATGCTGAGTCGTTAGTACATTACCATTCATTACCATACGAGCCAGCCAGCCGTAAGTAAGAATTATATCACCATCAGATGCGCTATCTAAATTAACAGCTAGATTTTTATGCTTAATATAGGATTTAAGATACGTGCGCGCAGCTTTCTTATCACTATCTTGATTATAGAAATTAAAGGCACGGGAAAGCGCAGATTTATAATTACTTAACTCTGGGGTAATACCATTAGGCTCATGTATAGCAATTCTACTCATACTTCCTCACCAATATTAAAGCGAATCTCGGTAACGGAATCATAACGAAACGATCTCCATTCTTCCTTATCGATATCAAATACCGGACAAGTTTCTTCACTTACGGTTCTTACTCGATCGGTTTTCTTCTCATAATCCAGAGTCTTACCTTCTTGTAAGGTACAATTCATGATACGAATAGAACCGTCTTTTTTACGAAAGTGAATATTTACATAATTTGTACGCAATACCCCGCCTAACCATTCACGGAATATTTTCTTCTCGTCCTCTGATGCCCTGCCATAATAGGTAGGTTCGTAAGCATGCTTTGCAACTTGACTCATATTAACTCCCAGTTCTCAAAAATAAAGTCTTACCGTCTTTAGACTTTTGAAAGTCTTCAATAAAGACATGATGCTGATCTTCTGATTCAACAATAGCTTTTTCTGCCGCAGACCACAAATCCCACCACTGAAGGTTACCACCGGGTAATGGAATTGTAATGGCTCGTTCATGACCCCAATGATCTTTATAAACGAGATTATCTGCTTCAAGACCAGAAAAGTCAAATATATTAGTTACTTCGTATATAGACCATACGGATCTAAACTTACTTCTATCTTTAATAGTATCGAAGTGGTTAAATTTAACATCAAAATCATCACTCATATAATCTCCTGAACATGCGTTATTATATGCTACATCCGAGTTACGGTCAAGCGTTACGTTACTTCTTTGTAAGACCTGCGCGCCGATATAGTATCTCACTCCAAGTTTCTTTCGGTTTAGGAGTTTCAGACACTACTTTTTCTTCTTCAGACTGGGGGTAAGAGTATTGACTGGCAAAGACATCAGGAAACTCTTTAGGGATATTAATGACACCCGAGTCAGGAGTTTGGAATGCTGAAGGTGCAGGAGGATCAAATACTGTTACGGGTATAATCGAAACGGGTTTTGCATGCAGGTTACGTAACGACATATTTGCTGCGATTAGTAACAAAATTGCCAAAGGGTCAAATACCATTACTAAAGCAATAATTACCCATCTTACAG